CATCAACGTCGGCCTGCCTGGCGTCGTCGAGGTCGACCCCGCTACGCTCGACTGCACCGCCGTCGCCTCCTTCCCGGCATCGCATGGGCTATGGGCGCTTAAGACGCAGACCAAGTTCATCGCATCGCGATGCACGTACCCACGAAATGCTGCCCCAGCGTTTTTTGACACGGCAAACCTCGTCTACTCCGCCTCGACGTCAAGCGACTACTACGACTTCCAAAACTACGCGGCGTCGAACGGCCAACTTGCCACCGATGTCTACCAGGTTCGCGGCGTCGATGCGGTGTACTCCAGCGAGGTCACGATCAACCTCCCGCGCTACAACTGGGAAGAGCGCAACATCTACAATGCGGCGCCTGAGCTTAACCCGTACATGCCGGTAACGGCGTACCGCGTTATTCAGAACCCGCTGAACGGGAACGACTGTATGCAGTTCATCCCGTCGACGCCGAACGGCGTCAGCTACTACCGCGTCTGGTACTACCCGAACCCCAAGGTGCTCGTCGCCGACACGGACAGCCTCGATGGCCGCAGCGGGTGGGAAGAGTGGGTCGTCGTCGACGCCGCGATGAAGATTCTCGCGAAGGAAGAGAGCGACACGACGGCGCTTGAGCGCGAGGCGACTCGCATCTGGGCTCGTATCACGACGGTCGCTGAGAACCGCGACGCCGGCCAGGCCAAGCGCATCACTGACGTCGCCTTCAATTCTGGCTCGTGGCCGTACAACGTCGGCTACAATCGTCGCTACTAGGAGGTCGCCATGCCGCAGCTCGATAAGCCGTCGCAGTACCTCACCCGCGACGCGAAGGACCCGCTCGTCAACGCCATGCAGGACAGCCTGGCGCAGGCGACCAAGGCTCTGCGGCAGCAGCCGCCGCCCAAGCAGCTCGTCACGGCGCTCGGGCAGCAGACGCCGGACGCGGGCGTGCAGTTCAAGCCGGGTCAGATCGTCGACATCCCGCACTCGCTCGGCCGCAGCGCCGCTGGCTTCAACATCGCCAAGGTCGTGACCGACACGCCGAACGCATCATCGGCTCCGTACGCCGCTCCGAACCTGCAAGTGGTTGAAGTTCCTGGACCACTCGGGCAGAAGATCATGCGGCTGCGCTACATCGCCCCGAAGGACGACAACGGGAACGACGTCACGACGCCGGTACGCCTGCACCTGGAGATTTTCTGATGCCGACTCGTGATTCCATCGTCCAGGTTCCGTTCGTCGGCGGCATCGACCAGCACACGGACCCGGACCAGCTTCAGCCGCCGAACATGGCGCGGCTGGACAACTGCGTCGTGCGCAAGCCTGGTCGCATCGAGAAGCGCGCTGGGATGCACCTGATTTCGGTTTCGGGCGGCAGCCCGTGGGACCCGGCCAACTCGTTCTCTGGGCTCAACGTCGGCCTCTTGCCGGCGGACGCGGAGACGGTTGGAGCGAACGAGTCGCAGGACGGCTCTAAGCTCCTCGTGGCGGCAGGCAGCACGCTCTTCGAGTACGTCGGCGCCACCGCGTCTAAGGGCTATCGCGAGGTCAATCGCCTCCCGTCCTGCTATGGCACCCTGCACCCGGTCGACGCAACGGGCGGCGAGGTCATCGAAACGGAGTCGATGGTCAACGACGCCGGCACGTTCCGCTGCACAACCTGGGTCATCGGCGTGCGCAACGGCCAGGACCTCACAAACGACAAGGCCATTCGGCAGCAGCCATCGACGACGCACGGCATCTACGTGGCCGTGCAGCGGGTCAGCGACGGCTCGTTCGTGACCGCGCCAACGCGCATCCTCGACTCATCTGGCGTCGCGACGGCGGGCGTCAGCGACGTGCGCATGATGCTGTCTCAGTCAGACACTGGGCCGACCCGGCACTGGGTCGTTGCGTTCCGCCGCAACTACGCGGTCGTCGAGGCGTTCGTGGTCAGCTCGACAAGCGGAGTGGTTCAGCCGACCCAAATCTTCTCCTTCCCCAACCCGCCGACGACGACGGCGTTCACGGGGCGCCCGTACTGGCGCGCGTTCGACATCACGAACGTGCCTGGGCAGCCGTACTTTCTCTTTGCCTGGTGCGACAACGATACGTCGCCAGGCTCGTCCGACGCCTACTTGCGCCTGGTATCATTCAGCGCGACGACGGGTGTGTTCACGATTGTCTACAACCTTATTGGCGGCGTTATCGCCGCCTCGGGTGCGAGCGGGTCGACCGGGCTCAGCGTCCACGACTGGCAGCGCTTCACGCCCCGCGGCATCGTGCTTGAGACCGACCCAGGCACGTCGACCATCGCCATCGGCCTGCGCATGGTCTACGAGATGGACGCGGCGCCGTTCTACCTCGACGGCAAGATCGTGACTACGCGCGCCGCTTGCTCTGGCAGCACCATCGTCGTCACGGCCGGCGACTTCGCATGGCTCCACCGCCTCGGCTTTCAGACCGAGGACAACTTCTCGACGTTCAAGAGTGGCGGCACGGGCCAGCAGTTTAAGTACAGCGCGTCGGTCAGCGCGACTGGAAATTACCTACTACCGACAACGTACTCGACGTCTAGTTCGACACAGGCAATTGTGACCGCCCTGTTCTTTGACGGCTCGACGCAGACGTACTCGGTCGAGAAAATTCAGGCTACGCCGGCGGCTGCCGCGTATATGAATCCGGCCGTATACCGAGGCTCACAACTCAACACCGACATCGTTGGCGCTGGAGTTTACCCGAGTCCGCTTCATGGCTATCCGCCAAGCAACCTGGTTGCGGTTGAGACCCCGAACACGTTGGCTCCAGCAAACGCTCAAGAGGCCACGGTTGACCAGCGCAACATCACCAGGGCACAACTCGGAGGCGCCCCGGCCGTTGTGTCCGCAGTGCTTGCAAACACCATTCAATATTGCCGGCTATCGACTGGCGCCGGGGTAAAGTGCCTTGCGGTCGTCGCGTTCGACGGGACGGGGACGCCGTATGAGGTCGACCTGTACGATGGCCGCGGCGCGGCTAACGTCCTCGGCGTGCCGGCGCTTGCGACTATTACGCAGCTTGAGACGAGGCCAAACCCGTACAGCGGCGCATGGAGCGCTCCGTATGTCGTCCCGGTGGCGACGATTGAGGTATTCGACGACTTCAACGCAGTCGCAGCGATTGGCGGCACGGACTACATCTTTAACGACATCGGGTCGAACACGGACCCGGTGCAGCAGGCCGTCGTTGAGACAGACATCGGCGTCGAGCAGTGCGTCCACCGATGGGACGTGAAGCTCACCACCGGCCCCGACTTGCTTGTTCTGGCCGTGTCGTCGACGAGCGCTGCGACGTTTAGCGGTCCCAACGGGGACGCTCCGCTTGGCTACGTGAGCCCGTTTGCCCGAAGCAACTACTTCGAGGTCTACCCGTGGGACTATGACAACGTGAGCGGCTACGACTTCAACGACTACGCGACGACGGGGAGCAGTACGGCTAGGCCGATCTGGTGCGCGATGGGCGGCCCGTGGCGCATGATCAGCAGCCTCGTCAAGATCGACCCCGTGTACGGCCGGCTCGGCTGCGTGCTCATGCCATCCGGCGACGACTACCAGCGCAGCGCTTTCCTTGTCTCGTTCTCCGATGGAGATGCGCAGGTGGAGACGTTGCTCGACCCCATCGACAACAATCCCATCCAGTACGCAGGCGGCGTCGTCTACTCGAACAACAGGGGCGTGTTCGTCGAGTCGATGAACATGGCGCGCATCGCCGCCGCGCCGCTCAACTGCCCCAGGCTGACCGTGAGGAACCCGTCTGGCGCGGTCGTCGGCTTTACTTGTGGCGCCATTCGCCAAGGCCAGAGCGACGGCGGAAGCGAGGTATTTGCGCTCGACTACACGACGCAGCCGAGCAACTGGCGCACGATGCGGCAGTGGGGCGACTACACCATCGTCAACGGCGGCATCCTGTCGGCGTACGACGGTAGCTCGTGCAACGAAGCGACGATGCTCCTCTGGCCGCAGCGCGACATGACGAGCATCGCGTACCCGCTGCCGCCGACCAATCTGTTCGCCACGTCGGCCCCGGCCCCTGCGGCCATCGACCTTGCGCTTTCTGCGTATACGCTAGAGAATGGAGCCGGGCCGTTCCTGGCCAACATCTCACGCCCCTGGTTCGCCTACGAGGCTGGATTTAGAAACAGAAACGCATTCGACCCGTTCACCCTTGCGTACACAGACATGTTCTGGTCGCGGATCACGACGGCGTGGGGCGGCGACCCGACAAAGGACTTCCAGTCCGTATACGCAGACCCTCGACTTTTGCAAATTACAGGGTCGAACTACAATACGGGAGCGGGTGTCGCTCAAGCCGGCGCAGCGCACTACTATGGACGCTTCCAGTCTGGTTACAGCGTCGAGATCACCACGGCAGGGTCTCCGATCAAGGTCGTTATTTGGGCGCCGAGGACGGCGGGCGGCCTGACAAACGTCCTAAACAGCGTTTACAACCCGCTCGTGGCCAATGGCGACTTCCTCGCCCGCTGGTGCTACGAGGCCGTCGACGGCACTGGCCGCGTAGTGCGCAGCGCGCCTAGTCAAGCGGTGACGTTCTCAGTTTGCGCTGCGATCCGGTTTACCGAGCGAGTATTCGGCAGCGCCACGCTAACGAAACCAGACGTCGACGTCGACGAGTACCGCTACGGCTTCTACGTGCCTCGTCTGGAACTGACGAACCGCCTCAAGACGGCGACTGCCGACTCGAAGCGCACGGTGCTCCAGCCGTACTTCACCGCGGAGCCATTCGCGACGGTGTTCTACCGCGTGCCGTTTACGAACTTCCTACCCGAGTACAAGAACGACTTCACGATCAGCCGCAACGCGACCCGCGGCGTCGTGCCGTACTCGTCGGCGAACGCAGGCGGCGTCAACGACAACCCATACGGCCTCGTCACGAACAACTTCAAGTGCTTCGACGGGCCGCAGGGCGACTACAACGGCCTGCTCTCGCAGCCGTTCCTCTACACGACGGGCGGCGTGCTCGACAACGTGCCGCCGCCGAGCGCGCTCTGCATGACCGTGCATCAGAACCGCCTCGTGGCGGGCGGTGCGGACGACGCGACGGTCGTGTGGTTCTCGAAGGAACTATCGCCGACCGACGCGCCTGGCTTCAACGACGCGCTCACCATTCAGATCGAGGACGGCGGCCCTGTCACCGGCATCGCCAGCCTGGAGAGCGTGCTCGTCATCTTCAAGCAGAACATGACGTTCATCGTGCCGGGCGACATGCCGGACGACGCGGGCGGCGCCATCAACCGCGGCTACGTCTCGAACACGCTCGGGACGCCCGTGCGGATGCCGCACGGCATCGGCTGCATCGACCACCGCAGCGTCGTCGAGACGCCGGTCGGCGTGTTCTTCCAGTCGGCGCGCACCATCGAACTGCTCGCCCGCGACATGAGCATCACGCCGGTCGGCTTGAAACTCGACGACAGCCTAACCAGCCTTGGCAAGATCGTGTCGGCGGCGCACAACGCCAAGGACAACGAAGTCTGGTTCGTGTTCCAGGCGACCGGCGCTGAGCAGGTTGCCTGGGCGACGTACAACTACCTGACAGACACCTGGTCTACGCACGCCCTCGGCCCGTGGGGGAACCTGGTGCGGACGCAGGCTGCCGTCACCATGGTCGGCAACACGCCGCACATCATGGCGCGCTATGTGGCGCCAATCTCGGCCAACTCGACGACCGTCGTGTTCCGGCAAAGCGACTCGACGTTCTTCGACGTGGGGCCGAACGCGACGAACAACGGGCGGCTCTACGTGCCGATGTCCTGGCAGACGGCGCCTATCGCCATGAACCAGATCCAGGGCTACCAGCGCCTCAAGCGCGTGCGCGTCATCGGCAGCCCCATCCCGACGCCGAGCACGGGCGCTCCTGCCACCAGGAACGCCCATGGCGCGTCTTTCACGCTCCAGACCGACTACGCCACCGCCGGGCTCAACATCGGCTCGCAAACGGCTTCCTGGACGGAAGCGGAGGCCACGGCGGTCTACAACGACCAGAACCGCGAGGTGTACGAGGTCCACGTTGCGGAGCAGAAGGGGCAGAAGCTCACGCTCTCGTACACGGAGACGGCGCCGGCAAGCATCACCGGGCTCACGCACGGGTACGGCACCGCTTTCTCTAACCTCGCTCTGATCGTCGGCTTGAAGACCGGCCTCGATAAGCGTATCACCAGCGGAGCCAAGCATTAGGAGTAGCCATGGCGATCGATCCAGTTTCTCTCGGGACAGCGGTAGGCGTAAACCTGCTCGCGCCGGTCGTCGCGAAGGGCATCGGCGGCCTGTTTGGCCTGGACGAGCCGAGCGAGGAAGAGCGCCGCGCGGCAGCTCGTAGGCAGGAGGCCATCGACCGGCTCACGGCGGAGGCTGAGGGTCGTACGGCTTCTCCGGCGCAGCTCGCGGCGCTCGCACAGCAGCAGCGCACGCAGCAGGCGCTCGCGAGCCTCGCGCAGCGTGGCAACGTGCAGCAGCGTGCGGGCAACGTACGCGCGGCCATGCAAGCGGCTCCTGAGGTCATGGCGCAGCAGGGCGCTGTCGCGGCGCAGACGCGCGCCGAGGAGATGGCTCGCGCTCGCAACGCCCTCGCGCAGGCGCAGATGGGCGTGGCGACGCAGGAGGCGGCTCAGGGCGCCGCTCGTCGCGAGTACATGCAACGCCTCATCGGCGCAGGCATCCAAGGTGCTGCGGCCGTCACGGGCGACGTGATGACCCGCAGCCCCGACGCTGCGACTGGTGGTACTGGCGCGGCGGCTCCGGCAGCAACGCCGGCAGCGACCGCGGCGGCTCCGGCGACGGGCACCACCGCGCAGGCTCAGACGGCTGCGCCAGTGCAGCGCACGGCATTGAGCGAACAGGGCGTACAGGCGGCCATGGCTCCGCGCTCGATGGCTGCGCAGGGGCCGGCGGCTTCGGTCACGCTTGGTCAGCAGTTTCAGCCTTTCGATGCGGAAAGCCAGCTTGGCCATGGTGGGCTCCAGCTCGGGGCCGGCATCGCTGGCAGTCGGGAACGGCTTAACGCGCTGGCGCCGCTTGGTGCGGCTGGCATGAACCGTCGAGCCCGTCCGTTCTCTCTCAATCTCGGGGGTCGGTGATGGGTATCGGTGATCTCGCGGCAGCGAACATGGCGCAGCCGGCGCCAGCGGCTCAGCCTGCTCAACTCAAAGACCCTGGGCTCAACGCACAGAACTTCACATGGACGGAGCTTGCTAAGCGCGTCCTCTCGGCTCCCGGCGCAGCCAGACCTGGCGACATGAGCTATGGGTTGGCCAAGGGCGGCGTTGTGCCAGAGCCTCAAGCGACGGCGGCGCCTCAAATGGCGCCTGTGGACCTGCCGGGTATTGAGCGGCAAGACCCCAACGAGGTCGAGCGCCTTGCCGCACGATTCGGGCAGCAGCCTGTGGGAGGCGCTGGTGCCGCTGGTGCCGCTGGTGGTGTCAGCGTTGGCTCTCTCGGCGGTTACAGGGCTCGCACGCTTTCGCTGCCCGAAGAGATCCAGCAGGCGTCCACGCAAGCGACCGGCGCCATCCAGGCCGAGCTTGAAGCGGGTCGACGCTACGCACAGCAGGCGGCGCCGCTCCAGGCCCAGGAGTCGCAGCGCGTGCAGCAGCGCATGGCCGCAGAGGAAGGCCGCATGGGCCGCCTCGTCGACCTTGGCAAGCAGCAGCAGACTCTCACCGATGAGATGGGGAAGCGCGTTGAGTCCTTCCGCGTCGACCCGAACCGTATCTTCGGTCAGGGTGCAGAACGAGCCGCGACGACGTTCGGGCTCGGGCTCGCGAGCGCCTTGTCGAACATCGGCGAGGCCATGCAGGGCAAGGGCGCGACGAACCAGATCCTCTCGCTGGTGCAGAACCGCATCGCGCAGGACATCGGCCTTCAGGAGAACGACTACCGTCGCATGCTCCAGGGGTACGAGGTGAAGCGCAACGGCCTCATGGATGCCATCCGTCAGGTCGGCGACGAGCGGCAGGGCGCCGAGGCGCTTGCGAAGCAGCAGGGGCTCTTCTACGCGGACCAGCTCGGCAAGATTGCCAAGCAGGTGGGGCTTACGGACGCGCAGGCAGCCCGCCCGCTCCTCGAAGCGCAAGCGCGCATCCTTCAGGGCCTCGGCGAGCAGAAGGGCCGCGTCGAGCAGTTCAACGTGGCGGCGCAGAACCAGCAGGCGCAGTTCAACGCGCAGCTCGAAGCGCAGCGCCGTCAGCTCGAAGCGCAGCTCAGGGCTTCTAGCGTCAGCTACGGCGCCCTCGACAAAGAGGACAAGGCGCGCGTGCGCGAGCAGCTTACGCTCGCAGAGAAGCAGGGGCTCTACACGCGCGGCGAGCAGACGCGCGACATGCTCAACCAGCTCAAGGCCAACCCGAACGTGGCCAAGGAAGCCAGTGGCGTCATCGCGAACGTGGTGCGTAGCATCGCGAACGAGAAGGACATCTCCACGATCGACAACATCGTGCGCAACATCGCGCTCGAACAGCTTTCGCCAGAAGGACAAACCTTTGTGCGGTCGTGGCAGAGCTTCGTCGGGGCGCGTCTGCGTGCGCTTGGCGGTACCGCAATCACGGCGAACGAGCGTGCGCTCTTCGACATGCGTAACTACGCCAGCCCTCAACAGATGCAGGCGCTCATCGGCGAGGAGTCGCGCAAGGTTCGCACTGAAGCTGAGTCGCTGCTCAAGTCTTCAGGCACGAGTGGCGCTGCTCGCGACTGGCTCGCCTACCAGCTCAAAGACCTGTACGGCGACGTCGTTACTCCGCCGCCGCCGCCGCCTGCCGCTCCGGGGACCAAATGAAGCTCTACGACAAGACCGCGAAGCAGCTCATCGACGTCAACCCTGGCGACGTGCCGGCCGCGCTCGCGACGGGCAAGTTCTCGTTTGAGAAGAACCAGAAGGTTCCTATCAACTACGAGGGCAAGCTCATGTTCACGACCCCGGAGTACGCTGGTCGTTATCGCGACAGGCTCACGTTTGCCAACGAGGCAGATGTCGAGCAGGCTTCGGCGGAACGGGCCACGGCTGGCCTCGGCGGCGCAGTAGAAGCAACGGCGCTCGGTCTAGGCAAGGCGCTGACGTTTGGCGTAGGCCCCGCAGTCCTCGGCGCAGTCAGCGAGACGGCTCGCGAGCGCATGCGCGAGCTTGAGCTTGGCCGTCCGAACATCACCGCCGCAGCGGAGTTTGGCGGCCTGCTCGTCGACCCGTTCGCCCTTGCCGGCCGTCTCGGTCAGAGGGCGGCGCTGAGGGGCGCGGAGCAGCTTGCGGCGCGCGAGGCGGAGCAGGCAGCAGCGCGCGCAGTCGTGTCGCCGGAGATCGGCGCAGGGCAGGCAGCGGCCCTGTTTGGTCCCGCGAGGCAGGCCCCCGCAGGCGTGGCAGCGCAGGTGGCTGGAGAGGCGGCGCAGGTCGGTCGAGGAGCCATCGGTCGTGAAGTTAGCCCGCTTGCTCTTGGTCGGCAAGCCGCGGCTCCCACGGCGGAGGAGGCGGCTCGCCTTACTGCCGAGTTTGAGGCGCGTCAGGCGGCCATCCGCCAGGGCGCCATCGACCGCGCTCGTGCTGTGGCGACCGACGAGGCTGGCCAGGTTGTCGAGGAAGCGTCGCTCCGGATGCGCCCGCTCACCGGCCCGACGTCGCCTGCGGAGCCCGGACTGCGCCTCGGTGCCGACCCGTTCCGCACGGAAGAGACGCTGATGCGTGGCCGGCAGGCTGAGGAGCTGACAGGGCGTGCAGAAGGCTTCCGTCAGCTCGAAGCCGCGCAGATGGAGCGCGTGAACGATGCTCTCCAGATGCGGGACCTCGCCGCGGCGGACGCCGCTGCCGCCGAGGCTGCGCGCGCTGGCCGCCTTGCCAGCGAGGTAGAGGCGGCGAACACTCTGCCTTCGACACTGCGTACCGCGGAGACGCGGGTCGTGGCAGAAGACGTCTCGCCGCGGCTCGGCATCCCCGCTGCTGCGGAGCCGAACGTCTCGCCGCTCGGCCTGGGCATGGCCGAGACGGGCGTCATGCCTGCGGCCCGTGGCCTCGCGCTTGGCGCACCCATCGAGGCTCGTGCGGCGGAGGCGGCGACCGACATGGCCGCGGCGGCTGCGCCCGGCCTTGTGGAGCGCATCGGCCGTCCAGCCATCGAGGGTGCGCTCTACTCGGGCGCCTCGCAGGCGTACAAGCAGGAGCTTGGCCTGGAGCCTGGTGGCGTAGGCGAAGTGCTCGCGGCCACGGCGCTCGGCGGCGCCATCGGCAAGGGCCTGTCGCTCGGCGGCAAGGCGCTCGTGAAGGGCCAGAAGGCGCTCACGGACGTCGCCGCGGAGAGCGCGCCTGGCTCGCTCGCGAGCATGATCGGCAAGGCTGCGTCGAGCGTCGAGCGCACTCACCTGCTTCGCCAGTGGGGACAGTCGCAGAAGGCCGTGCGCAAGCTCAACGAGCGCTTCACCGAGGACGAGCTTGGCAAGCTCGGCTCGACCGCGATGACGGACTACGTTCGCAACGCGGCGGCGCGCATCGAGGAGCTGAAGGCAGCGCATCCGGAGAACCAGTTCCTCCAGAGCATCAACGTCGGGACGAAGGGCCTCACGTTCACGAACCTCTCGGCCGAGCAGCGCAACGCCATGGCGCAGGTGCTCCGCGAGGAGGCCGGCAAGGCTGTCGAGGCCATGTACGGCCCGGCGCTCAATCAGATCGTCAGCCCGCAGGCCATCGACGCTGCTCTTGCGCGCGTCGAGAAGAAGCTCCGCACGCGCGGTATGGGCGACATCCCGCTCCAAGACATCCGCGCCGAGTTGGACGCGCTGCGCGAATCACTCGCCAAGCGTGAGCCGTATACGGTCGGCGACCTGCGACAGTACGAGATCGCCACGAGCCGGCGCTTCCAGGAGCGCCAGGGCATCCACGAGCCTCTGACCAGCGCGCAGTCCACCTTCCGCAACGAGATCAAGAACCTCTACCTCGACGCCGCGGAACAGGTCACGCCTGGCATCCGGCAGCAGCTTGTGGTGCCTAACCGCAACTACACGCTCGCCGACATGCTCGCGGTCGGTGCGGAGGATGCGCTGGCCAAGGGGGAAACGACGTCCGCGGTGGGCCGCGACTCGCTTGCGCAGTTCGCCCTCGGTGCGTTCGCGATGGTGCAGCCCTTCCCGGCTGCGCTCTTCTTCCTCGGCACGACGGCGCTGCGTGGGCTCTACAACCAGCGCGGCGACGGCTTCATCGCCGACATGGCCGGGAAGGTGGCCCGCAAGTCCGCAAGCGTGGCAGCCGCTCCGGAGGTTGCCGCACGCGAAGTCACGCAGAGCATCATCAACGCGCAGCGCCCGATGCTCGCGGCCATGAACGCGGAGAAGCTGGTCGACGTGAAGCCGACCGACTACACGAGCCTTTCGCAGGGCATCCGCGAGCTGGCCGCGTCGACGGACTTCGCGCACGAGCGCATCCGCCAGGCGACGGCCAACCTGCCGCCCGACCAGCAGGAGCGCTTCATCGCCGACTACGACGCGACGATGCAGAAGCTCGTCGACGAGATGCCGAAGGGCATCCCGACGCAGAAGGCGCTGAGCGAGGCGGAGCGTCGCTGGACGGTCATGGCGCGCAGCCTGTTCGACCACGCCTACGCGACGCAGCTCATCGCCAACGGTGGCCCGATGGCTCCGGCGGCGGCGCAGGGGCTCGCCATGATTCCGAACGGGCAGAAGTACCTCGACGAGCTGGCGAGCAACCTCCAGCGCGCCATCGCGGAGAACGAGAAGCTGCGCGGGAACCAGCAGCTCGCGACCGTGGCCCGCAACTTCGCCAAGGTGAAGACGGGCGGCGGCGGCATCCGCATCCAGCGCATCGTGAGCGGCATGGGCCAGCAGGCCTTCCAGCCGCCCGCTGGCGGGCGTTTGCCGACGCCGGGCGCCTCCGGGCAGGCTGCGGCGCGAAACGCCTTTGGCGGTGCCTCTGCGACGCAGCGATGATAGGGTGAGACTCACTTAGACTGTCCAACTGAGAGGAGAAGGCTATGCGAAGTGGAAGCGCGATTGCGAATGGGGTGCGTCAGTACGCGGTGAGCGTGGACAACGCGGCGTGGTATCAGCTCGAAAGCTCGACCGGCGGCGTCGTCGCGAACACCGGCCTCGCGGCTGCGATGCCTGTGCGCCGCTGGCGCGGGCAGGTCGGCACGGGGACGAACACGGCGGCCCAGGAGCGCACCCCGCAGGACTACGTGCAGGGCATCCTCATCCAGAACACGAGCGCGACGCTGACGCTCTGCCTGACGACGACGGACGACCAGACCGGTCTTGCGCCTACGTCGCGCACGGTGGCGAACGCCATCGCGATTGGGCCTGGTGGCAGCCTGAAGCTCGACAACACGGACGCAACGAAGATCTACCTGCGCGCTGCTACGGCGGGCACCATCGTCGTCGCGGTTCTCGCGACCTGAGGAGGAAGCCATGAGCGCACCTACCTTCATCTATCCGCCTGCCTCGACCGGCGGCACCCCTGTCGGCGGCTCCGGCACCCCCGACACGATCCCGCGGTGGGCCACGGGGACGACGCTGGGGAACAGCATCATCACGCAGAGCGGCTCTCTTGTGACCGTTGGCGGGAGCCTTCGAGCAAACACAAGTATCTCGGTAGGCGGAGCGCCGACTGGATACGGAATCTTGCAGCTCGTCTCCGACGACACGGCTACGGCGCCGCGCGCCCTTTCCATTCGTGGCGCCACGGATGGCAACAAAAACATTTGGGTCGGCTACAACACGACCAGCAATTACGGCAGTGTCCAGGCGTTCATCGACGGGACGGGCGCATCTCCTCTTGCACTCAATCCGAGTGGCGGCAATGTCGGCATCGGCACGGCGAGTCCGGCCGTTAAATTCCACGTCAACGACGGGACGAATAAGAATCTCCGCGCGTACGGTGCCGCATCCGGCTTTCAGCTCCTTTCTGCTACCGACGCTGGCGGCGAAGCGCCTTTCACGCTTCAAGGTTCGACGGTCACGTTTACCACTGCTGGAGCTGGCCGAGCGACAATCAATAACGTCGGCCAGCTGCTCGTCGGCACCGCCTCCAGTCCCGCTTATTCGAGCGTAAAGCTCGTCGTGAACAGCGCGGGAGGAGTGAATCAGTACCTCTACGATTCTGGTTCGTCGCGAGGAATCTACCTCAACGCGTACAACAGCGGCGGCTCTGGCCTCCTGGAGATCGGCGGCGTCTCTGGCGCACTCGGTGCCGAAGGCCTAACGAACTACATGCGCATCAGCTCGACGGCCATCGACGCGTCGTTCGTCTCCGGCTACGGCATCAAGCTCCCCGCGACGCCGGGCAACACCGATTCGCAAACGCTCGACTGCTACCAGGACGGCGGTGCGCTCAACTCGGGCGGCGTGACGTGGACGCCGACAGTCGCAGTTGGCGGATCGACCGCTGGCGTGGCGTATGCTGTGCAAGTTGGGCGATATACGCGCATCGGCAATACCATCATCGCGCACGGCTACGTCAAACTCACAAGCAACGGGACCGGCACCGGATCAGTTACGATTGGCGGGCTTCCGACCTCCTCAAACACGGCAGATTTGTTTGGTTCTGGGTCCATCGGATTTTACGCAAACATTACAACCACTGGTCAGCTTTGTTTGCGCATCAATCCGAACAGCACTTCGCTCACGTTGACGCAGACGACGCCGGCGGGTGCCGCAACCGCCATTACCGATACGCAGTTCGCCGATACTGGCGAAATTCTGTTTACCGTCTGTTACCCCGCGACCTGAGGCACCATGTACGCCATCATCGAACCCGTAACCGTGTTCCCGTCCACCGCGACGGTTCTCTTCATCAACAACGTCAACGTGCAGCCCGGCACGAGCGCGAGCTACCAGTGGTGGCTCCAGAGCGCTCCCAACGGCGCCACGCTCACGACCGGCACCATCAACCTCACGGGCGACGCCTACGCCGCGTGGGGCACCGACGACGACTACCTCTACACCTACACCGCGCAGCAGCTCGGCCTGACCATCGTCGAGATCGTGCCCGACGCGCCACCTGCGCCCCCTTCGCCGCCCGTGGCCGACGAGCCCGCGCCCGTGGTAGAGGAGCCCGCTCCTGTTGACGCACCAGCCGCTCCCGTGGCACCTTCCGATGAAGCCGCACCTGCGGTGGATGGAGGAACCGATGAATGAGCGTCCCAGTGTGTTGCAAGTCCTTGAGAACGTCACCCGCGCTTGGCTCGACAAGCGCCCCGTGACGCTCGAAGAGGCCGGCTTCCTCGCGCAGTACATTGCCGAGGAGAAGGCCAAGACCGCGCAACCTCCTGCCCAGGAGTCGTGACCATGGCGCCGAGCACGAAGACCGTTGCCGAGGAAGCTGCCGAGAAGGCCGTCCGCGAGACGTTCCTCCTGCTCGGCGTCAACGTTGACGACCACGCCAGCGTCGAGTCGTTCCGCGAGGATATGTCCTTCTCGCGCGGCATGCGGAAGAGAGCGGAGCAAGGCGTCGATGTCTTCTTCAAGCTCGTCTTCGCGAGCATCGCGACGGCGGTCATCTCCGCCGTGTGGAAGTATCTCCACCCCGGGGCGCACTCGTGAACGACAAGGTACAGCTCTGGGCGGTGTTCATCTGGCCGGCCATCACCGGCATCCTGAACATCATCCTGCGCACCCGTACGCCCGAGGAGTGGGTCGAGCGTTGCGAGCGCCACCCACGCCTCGCGGCGTTTACTCGGTTCCTCCGTGCGACCGGTCTCGATCCGGTGAAGATGGTCTCGTCCATCGCGGAGTTCACCGCTGGAGGCAAGTCGTGATGCGTCATGCGACAGGGGCTGTCCTTTTGGTTCTTGCTGGCGCGGCTTCTGGCTGCTGTGGTCCGCGTTGGCCTACGCAGGCTCCTCTGCCTCCGGCGCAGCGAGCGGTCCGCTACCTCGCCCAGGCGCTCAAGGAGGCGGACGAGCGGTGCGCCAAGGAGTCGAACTCTCAAGTAGAACTTGAGGGTTGCGTGCAGGTCTACGGCGAGGTGAAGACCGTGCTCATCAAGCTGGAGGGACCGTGACCGAGAAGGAAGCCATCGACCTCGTGCTCTACATCCTTGACTGGGTGAAGTACCGGCACGAAGACATCTTCGAGCGCATGCTCGACGACATCCCCTCTGCGGCGGTCATCCTGTCTGGCCGCAGTGCAGCCGAGAAGAAGCTCGAAGAACTCAAAGCCAAGGAGGGCTGACCATGCCGCTGTCCAAGTCTGTCTCGAAGAACATGAAGGAACTCTACGCCGACAACGAGAAGTCGGGCAAGGAGAAGGGCGCTGGCGGTAAGAAGCGCAAGCGCAGCCAGATGATTGCCATCGCCATGCGCGCGGCTGGCAAGTCGAAGATGGGTTGATGGGAGTAGAACGGCCCGCTAAGCGGACGCCTGTGACTCCTGAACAGGTATTCCTCGCACTGGCGACGGCCTGGCAACTGCTTGCCGGGTCGCCGCCCCAGCGGCGCGTGCTCCACATCCTACACGCGCAGAGCGCACTCGAAACTGGCCATTGGAAGAGCCTATGGAACTACAACCTGGGCGGGGCGAAGAAGCACGGCCAGTGCGATTGGACGCACTTCACGACGACGGAGCGGTTCAAGCACGCGGATGCGGACAAGTACCTGGCATCCTCGAAGCCTGGTTCCGAGGTTGCGCTCGTGAAGCAGGACGCGACGCACAAGACCCTGCGCTTCAGTGGCAAGCAGCCGATGAACTGCTTCGCCTCCTGGGAAGACTTGGACTCCGCGGCCAAGGCTCACCTTGAACTGCTCTTCCGGCGCTTCCCTGCGGCCATCGAGCGCGCCAAGGCTGGCGACGCGGACGGCTACGTGAAGGAACTGAAGAAGCGCGGCTACTTCACGGCCTCGGAAGAGGAGTACATGAAGGCGGTCGGAAGCATCGCCCGCAGCTACGAGAAGAAGCTGCAAGGCGTGACGCTGCCGTCGGTGATTGTGCTCTAGTCCTGCCCGAGCAGGTCCTTGACCACGAGGTCCGCAACCTCTTCGGCCGTGGCCTGGCCGGTGAGAAGGCGCGTACGCATCTGGTCCATGCGCTGCTGCGTCTCCAAGACCTTCAGCTTGAGCGCCGCCTGGGTGCCCGTAGCGGTCGAGAGCTTGGCGGCAGCGTCGGCGGCCCCGCGCAGGTCTCCCTGCTCGAAGCTCTCGGTGATGACGCGGGCCAGGGTGGAGGCGACGAGCTGGTGGGCGGACTGCGGGCGCATGATGCTGCGGCGCATGTTGCGCTGGGCCTCGCGCACGCATTGCTCGACCTGCCGCGGCGTGAGCTTGTACGCCTTGCCGATCTCCTCCGAGTCCCGCTCGGCGTCCCAGTCGGACTCCAGCATGTACTTCGTGATCTGCTCGACCGCGAAGAACTCGCTCTCGTCCTTGGTGAGCGAGAAAGGTGCGCGCGGGAAGCGGGCAAGGGCCTGCGAGGCGGGCGCTTGCTGCGCCACGTCGACCGTCGCCATGACGGGGTGCTGCTTCCGCCTAGCCATTCTTCTGCCTACGGTAGCGTTCGAGCAGGCTGCGGCCCTTGGCCGCGAGCTTGGCCATGCCGGCTGCTGTCTTCGGCACCGGCTCGCCCCAGGCTGCCGCCGAGAGCGCACGGCGCGTCGGCTTGCCATTGGGCTTCACGGCCCCGCCCTTGGGGTTCGAGAACATGCGCGTGAGGAACGAGCCCTTGCGGCGCAGCTTCTGGGGCGTGTCGGCGGCGCCCTTGACGCCAGGCTTCAGGTTGGCGCCTTCGGTGCGCTTGTAGTACGCGCGCCCGGCCGCGGTGAGGCCACCCTCGGGGTTCTTCAGTCTCTTCGCAATTCCCATCGTTGCTGCTCCGAAGATAGGGTGCCGGCCCCGACGTGCAGGAGGGGGAGGGGCCGCGGCAGGGCCGGCACACAGGTCAGACTAGCTTGGCCTTCGGAGGCCGTCCAGGGCGCCGTTTAACGAACGTTTGCTCGATGACCTTGGCGTGCTCCGGGTTGGTCACGACAAGCGGCGTAGCGGGCGGCGTAGGCGCCGCAACGAGGGCCTGCGGAGCAGCGTCCTCGACCACCTCGGCGAAGCGCAGCATGGCGGCGCTGATGATGAAGCGGGTGATGCCGGCCTGCCGGATGTAGATGAGGTTGCCCTCGATGGTCGCCTTCCAGTCGTCGCGAGGCTCGACGAACTCCGAGTAGTGGACGCTCCAGGGGAGTTTGATGGGGTAGAGCAGGTGCAGGGTCTTCAGGTTCATTTGGGATCTCTCACTCCGATGCCGCCGCAGGTAGAGCAGCGGCGGTTCTTCGCATGCAGGTTGGGTTCTCCGCGCACGGCCTCAGTGCCGCAGCGCACACACTTGACGAGCCACTTGCGGTAGCCGTCTGCCTTCTCGACAACGCGGTAGGTGCCAAACTCGACGCCGGGCGCCCATCGTGCGTGGCCGACGATGCCGCGACCACGACCCCGGCAGCCGCACGAGCGGACGCCGTTCTTCACGATGTCGATGCGCTTCCACTTGCAGGTCTCCCCGCAGTCGCAGCGCTGGATCATCGGCGTCGTGCTGACGATGGTGAGCGCGCCGAACTTGGCGCCTACCTCGATGGCCTCATTCGTGACCGCTCGGCTTCGCACCGACGCCGCCTTTCTGCATGAGGAAGAGCAGGTCCTCCCAGTACATGATGGCCATGGGTCTCTCCCGGTCGTATCGCAGCACGGCGACCGGCACGTCGTCAGGCTTGCGCGCCGCATCGGCCTGTTCGAGCGCGGCCTTCGGGCTGAGGTTCTTCCCGGTCTTCACCTCGATCCACCAGCCGTGGAGACCGACGACATCCGGGGCATCGGCACCGTCCCTCGCCTGCCAGCCACGGTGCGCATCCACGCCGAATCGCTCGGCAATCTCCTTCGCGGTAGCACGCTCGCCGCGCTTACCCTTCTCTCGCTGGGCCTTCCCCATCGTCTTCTCCTAAGTGCCAGTGATCTCTCATCTTGTACTCCGGTGGCAATTCACCGGCGTCGAGCTGGCCGCGGATCTCAAGCTCAGGGAACACCTGGGCGATCTCGTAAGCCTCGTCGAGTGTCTGTGCGTCGGCCATCATCGGCCTACGCGGAGTCGGACCCTGGCGGTTGCCCTTGAGCCGCTTGCATGCCTGCCGCCACTCGTGCGCCAGGTCTACGAGCCAGCGAGGGTACTCGCGCTTGTCGGCGCAGAGTGCGAGCAGGAGGGCCGGGACCGCTTCGTCATGCTCACGAAGGTAGTCCTCGACCTGCCCTGCCGTAACACGCTGCGGCCGGCCGTAGAGGTCGACGCCGGTGACTTCGATGATGAGACGGCGAGCCTCGCCAGCCCGCATACCACCGATGGCGGCTAGCTCGCTCGTCCCCATGTACGTCCACCGGCTCATGCCTAGAACGGAATCCCGTCGTCAGACGCGAAGTCGTCGTCGTCCCGCGGGTGCGAGTACGCCGTCGCCTTCACCGCGCCGCTCTTGAGAGCCTGCGCCCAGCCCTTCGCGAGCGCAGCTTCGCGCAGCGAGTAGCCGGCCCACTTGACCTTCTCGGGGTTCTGCAGGTCCTTGCTTGCTCGCCACTCGCAGAAGCCCGCGTGCTGGTCCAGCCACTCCGGAGAGGTCTCCGAGAAGCGCCGTCCGACCATGGACTCGCCCTTCCAGCGGGCCGGGTCGCGCTTCACCTCCGGGTCGCCCGTCCAGTCGCCACGACCGCTGCCGCCCTGCTTCTGGATCTCGTGCAGCATGGCGATGCGTGCCTGCGGGAAGCCGCGCTCGTTGAAGCCAGCGAACCACGGGCGCGCGTGCTCAGGAATGAGCGTGTTCTGCACCGGCTGCGCAGGCGCGTAGGGGCTAGGCGCAGGGCCAGTCTGCACCTTCTTCATGGCCTGCTGAAGCTCGAACAGCTCCTTCTGCGTGCGGGCCATCGCGTTCTCAAGCAGCGCGACGCGCTGCTCCATCGTTACTTGGTCTTCCATGTGTCGTACCGGGTTTCCTTGAGGAGGTTGAGGTCGCGGAGGTTGCCCTCCAGGATTTCGAGAGCGGTCGCCTGCTTGGCGAGCTTCTTCTTCACGTCAGGCCACGCGACGCTGGGCTTGATGGCCTCGCCGGCGCCCGCCTGCTCGATGAGCGCGAGGGCGCGGTCGTCGTTCGCGAGCGTCACGCGGGTCGCCTCGACCCGGTAGTATTCGCCTCCGTCGCGGGTGCGGAAGCGCCCGCCGTTCGAGCGGGCGAACGCCTTCATCTGAAGCTCGATCTTGGCGAGCAGTTCGCTCGCGTAGGCGAGGAGCGCGTGAGCCGTAGCCGCCTCGTCCTCGTTCTCGATCTTTGTGATGAGCTTGTCGATGTTGGGGACGTCGAGGCCGCGCTGCACGGCAACGGCCAGCGCCTCGTTCTTGGGGCACTGGAGCGTAGCCGGGCACCACTGGCACCACGGGCCGACGACGGCCTTCAGCGGCTCCTCGGAGCGGTCGCTGAGGGCGCCCATCATGCGGAGGCTGTGCTGCTCCAAGTCCTCGGCGTGGAGCATCTTGCGGTCCTCCTCGCCGGTCTGGAGGTAGACGACGCGGACGTCGACCTTGCGCAGGGTCGGGTAGAGCGTGCGCAGGAGCCATGCGTACGTGAGCATCTGGTCCTCGTAGACGCCGTGCCGCTGGCCAGTCTTCCAGTCGACGAGCACGGCGTAGTCGAGGCTCGGCGAGACGAGGGCGAAGTCGCAGGTGCCCTGGATGGCGTCGACGCCGGCCGGGGACTGGAAGACCATCGTACGCTCGACGAGCTGATGCCAGCCTTCGCCGGCCTCCTCGATGATGGCGTGCGCGTAGGTCACGCCCACCGTGGCGAGGGCGATTTCGTCGTCGTCCTGCGCGAACGCGCCTTCGGGCGACGCGCCGAGCGTACGGGCGATCGTGTTGTGGACGCGGGTGCCGCGCTCGGCCGCCGTGGAGGACTCGCCCTCGGGCCACTCGTGGCCGGCGAAGTAGGTGCAGTTGAGCCAGCGCGTCGTGGCGGACGCGCGGAGGACGGGGAGGCTACGCATTTTCACGGGCTCCCTGGTAAAGAACGCACTCGTCCTCTGGGAACTCCGCGTGTACGTTCGGGATGAAGACCATCGCGACGCTCGCGTTCCCAACCGAATAATCTGCGTTCTTGACGGTCGTCATGCATCGCACGATCACGCCGCCAGGAACCTCGCAGACATGCGTCTCGACATACGCCTGCGTTTCGGTCCCTGCGTTACCGACGCTCTCCCATGAGAGCACTTCTCCGTGCTTAGTTGCCATCGACCACCTCCCCCGTCACCTCGGGCGAAAGCTCCTGCGCAGCGGCCTTCAGCGCCGCCTTCTGAGCGTCGTGCAGGGCGCGGAGTTCCTTCTGCGCGGGGCCGGTGACGCCGCGCTTCTTGATCTGCGCCGCGACCACCTTGAGCGCGTGCTCGGTCGTGCAGGCTTCGATGGCCTCGCGTAGGCCAAGCAGCTCGTCGTCGTCGATGTTGGACGCCTCGGGCTCGGGAGCGACGCCCACGGCCTCTTTAACGGCCTGGAGCGCCTTAACGCTGGCAGGGATGGGCGCCGGCTTGATCGGCGCAGGAACGGCCTCGTAGACGCCTCCACGGGGCTGCTCGAAGTCGCCCACTTCCTCGGGGGTGTAAACCCCCACGACACAGGCGGGGTACACCGTGCGGATGCCCTCGCTGATGACGCGGGCGCGGAGCATCTGACGCGGGTACTTGAGCCAGTTGCCCTTACCGCCGAGGCCGGCCTGCTTGGCGCGCTCCATATCCCACTCGATGGTGGCGGTGCCGCCGGCCTCGTGGGTGAACTCGCCGACGCATTTCTGATCCGTGAGGCTGGTCCACTTGACCTTGCCGCCGGCAAGCTGGAAGCGGGCGAGCATCGCGTCCGCCTTCATGGACGGGCGACCCTCGATGATGTGGTAGTCGCGCGCAGCGACCATCGGGTGCAGCCCCTCGGCCTGCGCGAGGAGCATGAGGGCGAGCGCCTGGTCCGGCGTCTTGACGCCGAAGAGGTTCGACTTGGCGACGGCGGAGGCCATCTGGCTCACCTCCGCGATCGTGTGAGATTGGCTAACGACGATGTTCGACATGCTACTTCTCCTGCTTTGCTTCTGCGATGGCGGCCTCTACTAGGTCGCGTTGCTGGTCATCTGAGAACTGCGCGTAGTTGCGCAGGTAGTGCTCGCGGCTCCAGTAGCGGTACCGCTTGAACCCGCTGGTTTTCACTGTTCGCTCGACGCTGACGAAGGCCCTCTGCTCCTTCACAAGTTGCGCGAGCGGGCAGGCTACGTTGCGCGTACCGGCGATGGTAGCCGCGACGCGCTTGAAGCCTACGTCCATGAGGAACTGCCGGATCTCCTCTTTGGTCATGCCGGCCTGCGCGTCGGCCAGGCGCTCGACGATGGCCTTCTTGGCCTGGGCCCACTCCTCGGTCATTTGGAGCGAGCCGCGCGGCTGGTAGTTCTTGACTCGCCAGCCGTGAGCCTCTGCGCGGATAAGCTCGGTGAGGCGGACGCGCGTCTCCTCGCCCCAGTAGTCGATGCGGGCAGACAGTTCGCGGATGGCGAGGATCAGGTCGCGTGCTTGGTCCTCGTTCATGCCGGCTTCCTCACGAGCATGCGGTGCCAGTTGTCGATGAGGCCCTGGTTCGTCAGCCGGGCCAGCCGCTCCGCCGCGGGGCGGATGTCCTCGGCGTGCTCGTCTTCCTTGGCGACGACGTGCATGGTCGGACGGCCAGCGCTGTCGACGACGTACCAGAAGATGCACGGCACGGTTGGCGTGTCGTCGCCGAGCACGTCCTGGAGCAGCGTCACCGGCGGCATCTTGTAGAAGACGCGCCAGCGGTCGCACGAGAAGCTGGTGACGGCGCGGTCGAAGCGCCACAGGTT